ATTGTTTGAACCATTCAACTTGGCATACACAAATACCTACTTATTGAGAGCAGGTGCAACAGGTGGACTGGCAACTTACTACGCTTTCGCATCATACCAGGAACTGGTTGGCAAGATGTTTGGTAGTTTCATACAGTTCCATTTTGACGTGGCAACTAAAAAATTAACTATCACCCAAAGACCAAGAGCGGACGACGAGACCGTACTGATGCACACGGACAACTACAGACCTGACATCACACTGTTCAAGGACATCTATTCAAAACCATGGATCAGAGATTACACACTTGCAGTATCAAAAGTGATGCTGGGAGAAGCCAGAGGTAAATTCAACACCATAGCAGGTCCACAGGGTGGTACCACACTGAACGGCGATGCACTAAAGAACGAAGGACAGGCCGAGATGGAAAGACTGGAATCCGAGATAGGCAATTTCCAAGAAGGTGGAACACCACACAGTTTTGTTATTGGTTAATTGACCAAGATTTCCATTTAAATACCCTGCAATGAAAAAATCCAATTACAAAAAATACTCTGACCTCTCGCTGGATGAACTGGAAAAGTTGGTAGAGGAGTTGGAAATCATGAGCATAAAGGCGTTGAAAGAACGCAAGAAGACCTTGAGAGCATCAATATTGAGGTCTGTGAGAAAAGCAATCAAAGAGATTGAAAAACGTCTAAAAAAATAGTATAATAAACCTTATGCTGATAGGTGTAGTAGGTTTAATAGGTTCTGGCAAAGGCACTGTGTCTGACAGGCTGGTAGAACAACACGGATATCAAAAAGATAGTTTCGCCAAGAGTCTCAAAGATGCCGTGGCCGCTATGTTCAATTGGGATAGAAATTTATTAGAGGGCGACACTGACGCCAGCAGGCAATGGAGAGAACAGCCAGATGCGTTCTGGAGTGAAAAATTTGGCAAACCCACAACGCCAAGATGGGTGTTGCAGTACTTCGGTACTGAAGTCATGCGTGGCCAGATGTACGACGGCATTTGGGTAGACAGTTGTATAGGCAGATATAAAGGCCAAAAAACAGTCATTGCAGATGTAAGATTTCCTAATGAAGTGAAACAGATCAGAGAACGTGGTGGTAAGATCATACTAGTAAAAAGAGGACAAGATCCCGACTGGTTCGTTGATTACACAGAGGGCAACATAGAACCAAAAGACATACACAGTTCAGAATACGCTTGGGCAAAGGAAGAGTTTGATTTCGTTATTGAAAACAATGGTACAAAGGAAGAATTATACGCCAAGATCGACGACCTAATCGTCAGCGACAAGATCACCGACACGCCAACCCAATCTACGGGTACTGCCCAGCCTTTGGCAATTGGCGCAAACAGTTTTTAAGTTTGTAGTAGCAGTATTCCTCAGATCACCATCAACGAACAGCACATCCAGTTGTGATTTATCCTGTGCTTTGAATCCACATAATTCACATTTCCGGTGTTTCTTGTATCCGGATCTTTGTAGTGCTGTCACACCTCCCACACGCTTGCCGGCCCGTTTCCTGATACAGGTGTCGCACCGACTACGCCAATACACCCGACCATATCTCTGGTAGGCGTAGGCCCTAGGTTTAGTCTTGCACTCCGTACACAACGGTCTGTCTTTGTACTGCATGTGTGTATTTACGTCGCCTATATAGGCACCTCGAAAACGGTAAATTATGTCGCTAAAACCATACGATTGAATAAATAACTCTAGTATATACGTAACTTGCAAGGAGAATACGAAAAATGGCATTAACATCACCAGGAGTAGAGGTTTCAGTAATTAACGAAAGTTTCTACGTACCATCAGATGCGGGTACAACACCACTATTCATAGTAGCATCATCACAGGACAAGTCAAATGGGGCCGGAGACGGGACTGCTGTAGGAACAACTACTGCCAACGCCAACACCGCTTATTTGATCTCGTCACAGAGAGAATTAACAGAGACTTTTGGAGATCCAAAATTCTACACAGACGCATCAGGAAATTCATTGAACGGTTATGAGTTAAATGAATATGGCTTACAAGCGGCCTACAGTTTCCTAGGAGTTGCCAACAGAGCATACGTCCTAAGAGCGAACGTGGACACAGCAGATTTAGTTGGAAGTGCTACGGCACCAACAGCGGCACCAACAGATGGCACATACTGGTTTGACCTTGCATCAAGCAGTTATGGTTTATTTGAATGGTCAAAAACTAATCAATCATTCACAACAATTACTCCAACACTTATCACTTCAACAAGTGACCTAGTTGGCGGTGTCTCAACTGGTGCACCAAAAACTTCAATAGGTGTAATAGGTGATTACGCAATCAACACAACACACGTTACCAACAAGATCTACAAGAAGACAGCAAGTAACACTTGGGTACAGGTTGGATCAGAAGCATGGTCAACATCTCTACCGGTTGTGTCAGTCGCTTCAGGAACCACAGTGACTAGTGGACACACAATGATCATGAATGGTGTGACAATAACAACAAGTGGTACGACACTTTCAAACGTTGCATCAGTGATCGGATCAAACGTGACCAACGTCACAGCAAGTGTGAACAGCACAACAGGTAACCTAGAGATATTCCATAACGGTAAAGCACTAGGTGACTCAACGGGTGGTGCGGGCACTATCAGATTTGAAGAAGGAAATGGAACACTGTTAGCAGACCTTGGAATCACAGCAGGTGTCAACAATGGCCCTAAATTCCTACAAGACAAACACACTAACAGACCTACTTGGAAGACAGCAGATGAGAACAGACCCAACGGTTCAGTTTGGTTCAAGACAACTTCTGCAAACTCAGGTGCGGCATTAGTGACAAAACTTTACAGTTCATCAAGTGCTAGTTTCTCACAAGTTGCTAGTCCACTTTATGCTAACCACCATTCTGCGATCTACAACCTAGACGCGGCGACTGGCGGAACTGCATTGAGCACAGGCACAGTGTACGCACAGTACAACGTGACTGAGGAGTCAATGACAGCGGGAGATGCCAGTGATGCAACTCCAAACGTTGGTGACTTCCAACTGTTCAGATATGAAGGTGGTGCTACAACTATCACAAGTAACAGCACATCTCCAACTTTCACAAGTTCAGAGACTTTCTCAATACAGGAATCAGTTAAGAACCAAGAAGCGTTGAGTTCAGCAGTCACAGTTACACTTGGTGGTACAGATGCAGATGCATTTGTGGCGGCGGTGAGTGCGGCAGGTTTGACAAACGTTTCTGCAACTAAACTATCAACAGGTGCTATCCAGATGACACACGCACTGGGTGGAGAGTTCAGGATGTTTGACACTTCTGGAACACCATTGGCAGATGCGGGTTTCAGTGCAACGACGGCACACAGTTATGGAACGTACACTGCGAACAGTTCAACTTTGATCGATAACTTGTATGACTTACCAACAGGTGAGAGCCTTGACTCAAGTGCAAACACAGGTATCATGGCAAGTAATTGGAAGAGACTAAGTTACACTGCTTCAACAAGTGCTCCAAGCAATGAGCCAGCAGACGGTACATTATGGTACCACACTGCGACAGACGAAGCAGATATCATGGCACACAACGGTACAACTTGGGTTGGTTATGCAACAGCATACGCAACAACAGATCCAAATGGTCCACAGTTTAGTGCAACAGCACCGACTACACAATCAGACGGTACTGCACTTGTGACTAACGACTTATGGATTGACACAAGTGACCTTGAGAACTATCCAAAACTTTACAAATACAACACATCAGCAACTTTAAGTTCTACAAACACAGCGAACCAAGTGGCAGTGACCACTTCAGGTGCGGCTTGGGAACTGGTTGACAAAGCAGACCAAACCACAGAAGACGGTATCGTGTTTGCAGATGCTAGATACCACACAGCGGCTGACAAGGCGGATTCATTGTCAACAGGCGGTGCGGGTACAGCCAGCTCAATCAAAGATTTATTGAGCGATGGTTTCCTAGATCCAGATGCTCCAAATCCAGACAACTACCCACAAGGTATCATGTTATGGAACACTAGAAGATCTGGTTACAACGTCAAGGAATACAAGAACAGTTACATCACTACTACGAAATATCCAGGAAGCGGTTCAACTGGTTTAGGTAACATCAGAGCAAGTAACGAGAGTGTATCAACTTACTTCCCTGACAGATGGGTTACTAAATCTAGCAACAACGCAGACGGTTCTGGAAGTTTCGGAAGAAAAGCACAGAGAAAAGTGATCGTTGAACAACTTAAATCAGAAATAGACACCAACCAAGCAATCAGAGAAGACCAAAGAGGCTTTAACGTTATTGCTTGTCCTGGTTATCCAGAGTTGATGTCAAACATGATCAACCTAAACACAGACAGAAACAACACAGCGTTTGTAGTTGGTGATACACCTATGAGATTAGAAGGTACGTCAACTGCTATACAGAACTGGGCTAACAACACAGCGTCAGCACTTGACAACGGTGAAGACGGTTTAGTTAGTTCAAGTGATTACTTGGGTGTGTTTTATCCATCTGGTCAAACAACAGACAACACAGGTAAATCAATCGTTGTTCCACCATCACACATGATGTTGAGGACACTGGCAAACAACGACAACATCGCTTTCCCATGGTTCGCACCATCAGGAACAAGAAGAGGTATCGTTGACAATGCCACGTCTGTTGGTTACATTGACACAGCAAGTGGAGAATTCCAAACAATATCTGTTACGGAGTCAGTGAGAGATTCAATGCACGAGGTAAAAGTGAATCCAATCACTTTCTTCTCAGGAGCAGGAATTGTTAACTTCGGTAACTTGACTAAAACATCGGCAAGTTCTGCATTGGACAGGATCAACGTATCGAGATTGGCAGTGTATCTAAGATCACAATTAGATGCTATCGCCAAACCGTTCATCTTTGAACCAAATGATGAATTGACTAGAAACGAGATCAAGGGTGCAATAGAATCATTCTTGTTGGAGTTAACAGGTCAGAGAGCATTATATGACTTCCTAGTAGTTTGTGATGACACAAACAACACACCTACAAGGATTGACAGGAACGAACTGTACGTGGATATAGCAATAGAGCCGATCAAGTCGGTTGAATTCATCTACATACCGTTGAGAATCAAAAACACAGGAGAAATTGCAAAGTTAGGGAACTAATTTTGAATAAATAGGAGAAACAGATGGCAATATCAACTTTATCAAAATTTACAGTACCAC